ATAATGTTCTATCTTTATTCTGTAAATCCATTCCAAATAATTCATTTGCTATTAATTTTACTTTTTGACCAAATGAATATATTTCATATCTATTATCATATTCTTTTATTAATTTTGCTATTGTAGATTTTCCAGAACACATTTTCCCAGATATAGCTATTTTCATTTTAAATTTAATTAAATAATATATTTAAAAATATAAAACTAAAATTATTTAAATGATAATTGTAACAAAAATAACTTTAAATAAATGGTTAAATATTAAAAATAAATATACAAATATTCAAATTAAAGATATTATTGATTTATTATTTAATTATTTATATTATCATATTACTCAAAATAAAGAATTTAAATTATTAACTGATATGGAAACTTTTTATAACAATTTTACAGAATTTATTTATAATGAACATGTTTATCCAATTAAAAAAATGAATTATAATTTTCAACCCCAATTATTAAATAAACAAGATAAACAAGATAAAAGCGATTATTTAGAAAATGAAGAATTTTTATTCGATTATTTTAATTGTAAATATTCTGAAGATATTGTTAATATCTTTTTACATTTTAAAGATATTACTCATAATTATAATTTAGACCTATTTCATAATAAAAATGATACATCATACCCATTATTAGAATTTATATTTTATTCTTGTCATACTATTGACCCCTATATTGATGGAGAATCTGAAATACTTGAAGAAACTTTTTATTATGATAAAATTAAAATCTAATTATTAATATAAATGGTATTGCCCGCATTCTTTATGATGGGTGGTAGTTATACTACCTCACAACTTTTAGGTGGAAAAAGATCAACAAGAAAATCAACAAGAAGAACAGCCAGAAGGTCACCCAGAAGGTCATCAAGAAGAACTGCTAGAAGATCAGCTAGAAGAACTGCTAGAAGGTCAGCTAGAAGAACTGCTAGAAGGTCAGCCAGAAGATCATCAAGAAGAACAGCCAGAAGAACAGCCAGAAGATCATCAAGAAGAACAGCCAGAAGAACAGCTCGAAGATCAGCCAGAAGAACTGCTAAAAAAAATAAAAAATGTCCATATAAAGGTAATGAACCAAGTCCAAAAGGGTTCGGTAATTGTGCTCGGAATACTCCTTTAGGTACTAAAATGGAAGGTAAAGATGGAAATATATGGACGGTAAAAAAATTTTCTAAAGGGAAAAGATGGGTTAAAAATTAATCAATTCGTTTATAAAATAAACAATATGGTCTTTTATTAAATACATCTTGTTTAGTTATATTTGATACATTTGTATCATTATATATGTGCCATTTTTTATCTAATTCATTTTTACATATTGCATAATAATGACCACCATTTAAACTGCCATCTTGAATACATAATCCCATTAATTTAAATCTCATACTATTTTCAGCATAATTTATAGAATATTTTGACATATTTAATAATTCAGGGTATTCTATATATTCATTTTTTTTTCTTCCACTGCTAGTAAATCTTTTAAATTGTATTATTAAAACATCGGATAAATTCCAAAATAATAATTTTCTTTCTGGTTGATTTTTAATATTACATTGATCACACTTCCATAAATTATTATTATCTAATTTATCAACTTTAGTATAATTTCCAAAACAATCATATATATTTTTATCATTATCTTTTATTTCTAATGAAATTACTAATATTGGATCGTGATTTGTTGATACATTATCACATTTTGTACAACTAGTAATTGACAATAATTGGGAATATGTTTTATTAATAATATATGAATAATTACTCTCAAAAAAATCCTTCCAAACTTCCATTGATTTTATAGCTAATCTATCCATATTATTTTCAGGTACTCCATCTATCTGAAATGTTATTTTTCTTTCTATTGCTTTATGTAATAATTCCATTAATCTTGTAATAAATTCTTCAACATCATTTTGATCGAAACTTTCAAAATAAAAATTATATTTTTTTATTTTTTCTTTAAAACATCTTAAAAAACTAGATGGATTTACAATTCCCTGTTCATCATTCCATAATTCTTGTTGTAAACAAACCCATTCTATCATTAATTCTTCATCATTTTCCTTATTTCTCTTTACTATATCTTCCATAAATACTTTATTTTTAGGATTAAACATAAGTAGATGACTCAAACATTGAATAGCTGAATTCATATAACATGTATTTCCTAAATTAGCTAAACCTTTATTTCCAGGATTAAATGTCATTATAATAATAATTTATCTCTTATTATTTTTAAATATATTAATTCAAATTTATTTACCAAATTATTATTATTTAAAATTATTATATATACTTATAATATAAAATAATATGAATAATGTTGAAATGAATGTAATTGATATAGAAGAAGAAGAATCTGAAGAAGAACCTGTAGAACAACAAGAAGAAGAACAACCAGAAGAAGAACCAGAAGAAGAAGAACCAGAAGAAGAAGAACCAGAAGAAGAAGAACCAGAAGAAGAAGAACCAGAACCAGAAGAAGAAGAACCAGAACCAGAAGAAGAAGAACCAGAAGAAGAACCAGAAGAAGAAGAACCAGAAGAAGAACCAGAAGAAGAAGAACCAGAAGAAGAACCAGAAGAAGAAGAACCAGAACCAGAAGAAGAAGAACCAGAAGAAGAACCAGAAGAAGAAGAACCAGACGAAGAACCAGAAGAAGAAGAACCAGAAGAAGAACCAGAAGAAGAACCAGAAGAAGAAGAACCAGAAGAAGAAGAACCAGAACCTGTTGTAGAAGAACCAGAACCTGTTGTAGAAGAACCAGAACCTGTTGTAAGTGATATAAATGTAGAAGAACTTAAAAAAGAACTAGAACAATTAAAATTAAAATTAGTTGGCAAATCAAAACTAAGAGGTCCGGGTAGGAATTTAAATAAAAGATATATAGAAATTTCAAAAATTTTAAAAAACTTAGAATAAATTAATTTTTTAGATATTATTTTATAAAAATATAAATACTTAAATATTTATATTTTTTTTTTAAGAAATATTTTAAAGATATATTTAGAATTTAATTGGAGTAAGCAAGACCACCCATACCACTCATAATTCTTAAAACATTGTAATTAACAGCGTAGACATTTATGTTAGGCCGGCCCTGATCTCCAGACGTATCTATTAATTGAGCTGTATCAATTCTTGAGAAATTACAAGTTCCAGAAGGTTGATGTTCTTCTGGTTTTAATGCGAATGAATAAACAGCAATTGTATCTTTAGCAGCACCTAATCCACCATAACCAGTATGATAATCATAAACTTGTTGTTTAGTAAAATATTGTAATGGTCTTGTTGAAAATCGGTCATGTCCATTTAATTTTAATTGCCAAGTTGTAGTAAGGGCAGAAGCAGTTGGGACATTACTACTGCTAGTACCAACCCAAATTAATTCTTTGACTGGATGATTAAAATTTAATGTAATATTTGTGGGTGTACCTGATTCATTTTGGAATTGTAATTGCTCAATTAAGTATTCGTGAGAAACTTGAGCAAATCTTCTTCTTTCATCTGTATCTAAATAAATATATTGAGTATATAATTTAGCTTCAGTAACTCCACTACCACCATCAGTACCGAAAGCATCGACAAGATTATTAAATGAAATTTTAATTTTAACTTCGTGATACTGTAAAGCAATTAAAGGTAATGCAAGACCAGGATTACGATTAAACCAAAATTGTAAAGGAATATGAATTTTTTGATAATCTACATCTGTGCCAATGATGGGGCCGGAGGCGGCCTCTACATTAGCAGTCATCTTATCATATAAAGAAAAATTCATACCTCCTCCGCCTATACCACTGTTGGTGGCAAGAAATTCGTCCGAAATTCCTATTCCGTCATCTGGATGACCGTTATTACCTCCGGATGCTGGTCGTGTGCCTCTATCATTTGGAACTGTTAAAGATATCCATGTTTCAAGCCAATGTCCATAGTGACGATCAATTTTTTGTCCACCAATTTCACATTCAATTTCATTTATTAAATTATGAAACATACTTCTTGAGGTGGTGGTGGTGCTTGCTAAATTGTTTATATCCAGTTGTAAGTACATTTTATGAACTAAATCACCGTTTCTTGAAATAGTGTAGGTTGCTGATGGTGTACTAGTGTTGTCGAAAGTTACACTTCCACTTTCAGTCTGAGCTATTTCTTCCATAGAGAAGTTAGTGTGTCTACGGTAGACAACTTTAAAAAAGGTAATTTGTGGATTACCAGTAAGGTAAATATCTTGAGCGCCATAGGCTACGAGTTGCATTAATCCTCCTCCCATATTTTATATAATAACTTAGAAAAAAAATATGAATAAAAAATATAAAATTATTATAATTTTATATTTGTTTTAAAATTTTATATAAAAAAATAAATAAAAACTGAAATGTCTTATAATTTAGTTAGAATAGGCTAATCCTCCCATACCACTCATAATTCTTAAAACATTGTAATTAACGGCATAAATATGAATACCAGCATTAGTGTCTATGTCACACACTAATTGGGCTGTATCAATTCTTGAAAAGTTACAAGTTCCAGAAGGTTGGTGTTCTTCTGGTTTTAATGCAAATGAATATACAGCAATTGAATCATTATTCACAACTCCACCATAACCAGTGTGATAATCGTAGATTTGTTGTCTTGTAAAATGGGTAGAATGTCTTAAAGAAGTTCTATCATGACCATTTAATTTTAATTGCCATTGAGCGGCTGCGTCTGGAGCCATAGTGGTACTGTCCATTGTTGGAGCGACGCCTGCTGTGGAGGGACTGAGGCTTGGCGTTCCTGACCAAATTAATTCTTTTACAGGATGATTGAAATTTAGAGTAAAGATTCCCTTTTTTGATTCACTTTGAAATTGTAATTGTTCAATTAAATATTCATGAGAAACTTGGGCGAATCTCCTTCTTTCATCAGTATCTAAGTAAATATATTGCACAAATAATCCTGGCGCTAAGGGAGTGGGCGTGGTCTGGCTGAGTACGTTAGTCGCGTCTTCAAATACTATTTTAATTTTAACTTCATGATATTGTAATGCAATTAAGGGTAATGCTAAACCAGGATTACGATTAAACCAAAATCTTAAAGGTACAAAAAAGACTTCGCCGGAGGTGCCGGACGCGACTGCAGCCGGCCCAAGCCCAGCCATTCTTTGATATTTAGTTGAACCATATTTGTTTCGTGCCTCATCTCCGCCACCACATCCTCCTGTTTGTGGTGTTGAACCAACCGAGTTTGGTTCAGTTAAATTACTCCATACTTCAAGCCAATGTCCATAGTGTTTATCAATTTTTTGTCCCCCAATTTCACACTCAATCTCTTTTAGAATACTATGTCCAAAAGAACCAGCTGAGTTACTCACATTAATGGGTTGTGTATATTGAACATACATTTTGTGAACTAAATCACCATTTCTTGAAATAGTGTAAGTTGCTTCTGAATCTAAAGCTTCAGTTCCAGATGCGGTTTGAGCAATTTCTTCCATAGAGAAGTTAGTATGTCTACGATAGACAACTTTAAAAAAGGTAATTTGTGGATTACCAGTAAGGTAAATATCTTGAGCGCCATAGGCTACGAGTTGCATTAATCCTCCTCCCATATTTTATATAATAACTTAGAAAAAAAATATGAATAAAAAATATAAAATTATTATAATTTTATATTTTGTTAAAAAAAAAAATGAATATTATTAAAAATAAATTAAAATTTAGATGTCTTATAATTTAGTTAGAGTATGCTAAACCTCCCATACCACTCATAATTCTTAAAACATTGTAATTAACGGCATAAATATAAATACCACTTACTACACCAACATCTTGAGCTATTAACTGAGCTGTATCAATTCTAGAGAAGTTACAAGTTCCTGAAGGTTGGTGTTCTTCAGGTTTTAATGCGAATGAATAGACCAATATAGAATCTTTAGATGGAATACACCCAAATCCAGTATGATGATCATATATTTGTTGTCTTGAGAAATATGTAATTGGTCTTGGTTCAAATCTGTCATGTCCATTTAATTTTAATTGCCAAGTTCCTGAATTTACTGCGTTTCCACCCTGTGTACTAAAATTATAATCAATACTACCATTCATCGAATCAGTGAAGCCAGCGGCTAATACGGATGTATTATCTGTGCCTGGGTTGTTACCAGCCTTAAATGGAGATAAAACAGTTGGTCCTGATACTGGTGGCGCTGCGGCTGTCACGTTAGCTCCAGAACACGTACCGGTTGGGAGTGGTGAGCCTCCCCATATAATTTCTTTAACTGGATGATTAAAATTTAATGTGAATGTTGATCCATTACCAGTTTCATTTTGGAATTGTAATTGTTCAATTAAATATTCGTGTGAAACTTGAGCGAATCTTCTTCTTTCATCTGTATCTAAATAAATATATTGAACAAATAATTTACCTTCGCTTAATGAATGGTTGGCTCCAGCAGCTGTGATGGCGCCGCCGGTGGCGGTTTGTGAAAATATATCTTTTGCTTCACAGAATTTAATATTAATTTTAACTTCATGATATTGTAAAGCAATTAAAGGTAATGCTAACCCTGGATTACGATTAAACCAAAATCTTAAAGGAACTTGAGATTTCGTTGGTAATGTTGAATCTGGCAAAATGTTGGCGGGTCCGCTGTTAGCAGAAAAAGCTCCCTTGCTGTTGTTCTCATCGCTGTGCCCTAAACCTAAATGATTAAAAGACATTCTCTGATATTTAGTTGGTCTCCCACCCGAGCCACCGTTACCTGTCGCGCTGCCGGCGGTCTTCGTGCCGACGGCGGCGCCGGTATACGTAGTACCAGGTTCTGCTAATGTCGTGTTGTCGCCGCCATTGGCCACATTCGACGATATTTGTGCGATTTCACCAGTTGGATTGCGCTCAGTCAAATCAGCCCAAGTAGATAACCAATGTCCATAATGACGATCAATTTTTTGACCTCCAATTTCACACTCAATTTCTTTTAAAATAGTATTACCGACGTAAGTTGTTAGTTGAGCCTGTATGCCGGTCGCCGCCTGGTCGATCGCGGTAACACTTTCTAAAGTTTTTTTAGGACTAAATTCAAAATACATTTTGTGAACTAAATCACCATTTCTTGAAATAGTGTATGAAGCAGTACCACTAAAAGATACACTTCCATTTGGTGTTTGAGCAATTTCTTCCATAGAGAAGTTAGTGTGTCTGCGGTAGACAACTTTAAAAAAGGTAATTTGTGGATTACCAGTAAGGTAAATATCTTGAGCGCCATAGGCTACGAGTTGCATTAATCCTCCTCCCATATTTTATATAATAACTTAGAAAAAAAATATGA